CGGTTAGAGAATCGTGGAATACCTAATTCATCTGTTTTCATAAGCATATATGTATATTACGATACATTTATCAAATTGTCAAGATCATTATCCGGACTTTGATCCCTTTTTTTGTTTCTGTTTCTAGTTTCAATTTCCATTTGGAATGTGTCTATTAACAAACTAATTTGCGATTGAACTTCAACATTCATTGTTGTAAAATACCTTTTTTGTAAAGTTACAACTTTTTCTTGAAGTTGTGTGTCCGTAAAATTATTTAAGTCATCAATTAATGGATGCATTATGTTGTTGTTACAAATTGGCCTTGGTATTCCATATACACATCAACACCATTGTTGTATGTCCACGCACGTACTGAAATACTTTGATCGGCAGTAGCAGGAACATTAATTGCCCTATTTGTCCACGCACCGTTGTTATCTGTATAAATGTTAGCTGCTCCTGGGCTTGCAAAGGTTACAGCTTGTGTACCACTACCGTTACCCGAAAAGTGTACAACCATTTCGGCAAAATTGCTTGTTTCTGGCCAATCATCAAAAGTTACAGTAATAGTGTTGTTAATATTTACAAGTCTAAAGTAGTGTCCTGATTGAAAACTTAATGTTATTGAAGTATCACCCAAAACATTTGATTCGACACTCTCTTTTTGACTACTTAATAAATTTACATTTGAAATTGTGTTATTATTAAATGTTGTTGTAACATTAGTTTTGGCAGTATTATCCTGCAAAGTTGTGATTTCACTATTAGCAGTTGCTAATCCAGTTTTTATAATGTTAAAGTTGTCACGAAATCCTTGGGTGTCGTTATCAACCCCTGCAATTGGATACGTGTCGTCTATTGTTTGCGATATAATATTACTTGCCATAAATTCTTTTCCTCTATATATTTATGATTAATTACTAACCACTGTTAAAAGAATGACGTGGAAATAAAATAAATGTTTCTTGATTATTATTTTCTGTTTTATCAACAATATATCTATCAATTTCATAATTTATTTGCTTAAAGTCAAACTTAGCGTTTTCTATATTTTCTTTAATTGTTTGTGCTCCACCTGGCTTAGTGTAGCATAATGGTAATGCTGTTACATAATCAATTTCTGATAAACTTCCATCTTGTGCAGTACGCATCCATAATGGTAAAAATTCTCTTTCATTAGCACCAATGGCAGCAATACGTTTACGCATTGTTCCAATATTGCTAAGATATCTAAATCTATCTTTTGACTGACTTGTGATTACACTTGTTTGATCAACAGTGACTACATCACCGTTTGGTCTAAAGCGATACGGATCGCCACTTGCATCATTTGATAAACTGGTTGTCTGTACTGATACTGTACCATTTCTACCAATAATTGCAATACCCCCGTTTGTAGGTAATGTTAAATCACCTGCTCTTGTTTTAATTAGTAGGCCTGCTTCGTCTCTAACTTTTATAATTACCCCGTTTCTAGTGCTGATACTAAAAAATCCTTGACCTTGTGCTTTTGCACTATCGTCATCTCTTGCTTCTTTTTTTACTTGGTTAATTTTTAAATCTGTACCTGTGCGTATAGATGCTCGGTCTTGTGTTTCACCGGTTTCTGGTTCGCCAGGGTCAATCACATCTACATATACAACTTCATATACAATATCATTTGTTCCGGGTTGTTTAGCAACAGCAGTTTTTAAACTACCAAATGTAAACTTTTTCTTAGTATGATTTAATGTAACCGCAGCAGCAAAACTTTCAATATTTTTTTGTTCAATTCCTGCATAAGCAAGTGTACGTAAATCTTTTTGTAATCCAAAATTAGTGTCATATGGGCGATAAATTAAACTTGCATCAAAAATTGTATAATCATTAATAAATTCATTATATAAATTTCTTTGTGCAGTATTTAAAAATGGTTGCATATAAACATTGCTGTATAATTTTGTATCAAGATCAATAATGGTAATACTAAATGTTCTTGATAATGCACTATAACCAAATCTATCTCTTGCTAAAACTTTGAATGTAAATTTTCTATCAAATGTAGTGCTAGTACCGTCAAATGTAGTAGTTCTATCATCTATAGTTGTTAGTCCGGGATCAGCAGTAGTACCGAATTGCTTAACTGTTCCAGTTATTTCGCCATTACGCTTTAATTGTAAACCAACAGGTAATTTTCCTGATATTAAATCATATCTTAGATTAGCACCTTCTAAAGTTGTTTCAGCTTGAACATTTAAATAACTTATTCTATTAGCGCCTAAGGAAGGTAATGTTTCTGGAGTAATCCATCTAATTGTACTATCAACATTACCTAAAACTTTTAGGGTAAATGTTTTACTAGTACTAGTAAATTCACTTTGTGTTTCTAAAATTCTTTTGGTAATACTTTTATCTTTAATAGCACCTAATGCAAATTGCGTATCTTTTGCTACATTCACGGTCCAACTATTTGTAAATAATGCTTTAACAGTATCTTCGTCTACAACACTATAAACTGGAGAACTGTCTTCAGTTTCAAATACACTTTCAAGCAAGTTTCTATTGTTCGTTAGGGCTGTTTGTGGAATGTTCACAACTATGCTTGTTAAGTCAGTAGCGTCAACAATAATTAAATCTTCATCTATATTTGCAACTTTACTTAAAGCACGTTTTACAGATGTTTGAATTGGCTCACCAGGAATAATTGATATTCCTGTTCCTGTAAAATTAATTCCTAAACTTTGATTACTTTCGCCTACGAATCTATAATTATTTACAAAATTAATTTCTTTAACAAAATTAGCTGTGGTGCCATAATTTATGTTTCTTGATACCCATTGTGCTATTTCTGTTTCAGTTAAATTATTTCTGTAAAATAAAGCAATACTATCGCCAATAGTTATATTAGTGCTTAATGTTAGTGGCTTTAGAAAAGGACTCGGTAGTAATGGAAAACCTAATTGTAAAGTATCGTATAAAAGATTATCTTCATTTATTTGTTCAATAAGGTAATCATTATTTTCAATCGTAACTTGTGTCTTTTTAAGTGCTTCTACATCATCAACTCCATCATCTAAACTTCTAGAAATTTTGTTAACTTTTACTGTAGTCATACCTGCAAGTGTGTCTTCAAAAATATTTGTGTTTATTTCAAATACTTCTTGATCAGCTTCACTTCTTGTTGCCTCAATTGTAAATTTGTAATCTACTTCTACCGCAGGCTGATAAGGAATTATTCCTGCTAGTTCTCCAGTATCAGTATCAAAATCCAATCCATTTGGAATTATACTTCTCGACCCGTCATCGTTGTATTCACGAATGTTATATTTTACATTGCCTAACAAATAGTTTGGATCGTATACATCAATAAAAATTGTTTGATAATTATCTGCTCTGATACTACCTAAGTTACCTCTAGTTAACCAAATAGGTTTTCTTAGATATGTTACATCTGCTGTAAACAACCCTGTAGCAGATCTCATTATAGTGTTATCTGCTCTTAGGAAATCGTCACTTACAACGTAAATAGCAAAACGCCTTCTGTTATCACTTACATCATCTGCTACAGTAACAAAGAATTCATATTCTCTATTTAATTTTCTTGGATTTCTACTAGGCAATCCGAATCCATAAAACTGTGCATCATACGGATCACTATCAAAACCTTCAGTATCAGTAACACCTTGTTGTTGTCTAGTACTATCCCCATAAGGATCATAATTGTCTGAATCTAATGCTAAAATAGGATCTACTATACCTTTAATGTTACCTTCTTTTGACAAAGTCAATCCAGGAGGCAATTCTCCGTCGCCCTCTGCAATATAAAATGTTAAAGTTTCTCCAGCTGTTAAATCTGGATCAATAACTTCTAGATCAAAATCTACTCTACTGTTATCTAAAACGAAGAATGCATTGCTTGCTCTTTCTGGGGGAACAGGACTTGCAGTGTAAGGTAAGTCGTCCCATTGTAATTCGTCTCTGTCCCAAAACCTAAATACTAATCTTGTATCATTGTCAAAATACTGAATCCATACATCTTTGTCTTCAGGGTCAATTGGTGCTGTTTTTGTTAAACTATATTTTTTTGGCACCCATACTTCTGTGTTTGCATTGAATCTAGTTAATCTTAAATCTAAGCCGTTGTTATCAGGATTGATGTTAAACCAAAAATCTACATTTAAAGGATTTGGTCTTGTTGCGCTAACTTCTAATATTGTGTCATTACCGTAAACACCTCTTAGACTATCCTGGTTAAGTAATTTCCACAATCCATCATACTTAAAATAAAATACATTGTTTACTGTATCAAATAAATATTCTCCGTTATCACCAGTGGTATTACTAGGAACACCTTCATTGTATAAAACTGTTTGTTTAGTGTAAGAGGAATAGCTAACAGGAGTATTTGCTTGACCTCCCATACCAGAATGATTTATACAATAGTAATATAAAGTAGGTGCACCTACTGGAATAGTTATTTCTACATAGGCTAGTTCCGCTCCTGCAACTCCAAACACAGTAACGCCTTCAGTATATTCTTGCCCGCTGTCCCAAATACCGTTTGGAGTAGTTGAGAATCTCAAACCGTGAGTCGCAACAGATATGTCCGATACATCAAATCTATAAGTATTTCCTTCTCTTAATTCTAAAGTAGGACTAGGGCCATCGAAGCCTTCTATGTAATATTTGTTACCTGTACCATACTGATTAGTACCAGGTGCTACTGTTACTTTGTAATTTACAGTTGATATTGTAGAATATATACCAAAGTTTGAGTTTGTTTGATCAAACCAAAAACTTTCTGTAAATGTAGAACCTATATTTAAATCGCCTTCGGGTGTTAGCCATTCAGGAGCATCTTCGCCTTCAATAGTAATTTCAAAGGTACGATCGCTAATTGTGCCATTAAAAGTTGCTCTTATAACAAAAGAAAAAGTAGTAAGCCTTTTTACTTCAAACGCAGACCCTTTGATTTGATTATTTTCTAATCTCAAACCAGAAGGCAAGTCTCCTGCAATTACACTAGTAGTTGCATTAGCAGTAAGATCAATAGGTAAATCAATTGTAACTGTTGTTCTTTCTAAAAACCTGCCTAAATTGTAAGGTGACTCTTTTGTCCATACGGTATATGTAGGATCAGCAATAACTTTTATAGCAAGCTCTCTATCATAATAGCCTTCATTGTCGTGTACTCTAACTGTAAATGTACTAGTTGTAGTTGTATTTTGACTTACTGGTGCACCGACAATAGTGTTATCTACTAATGTTAATCCGGGTGGTAAACTGCCATCTACTATTTCTGACCAAATATATCTAAATGCTGATCCGCCTTGGTCTCTGAATTGTTTTACATATGTAGGACTATCGTCTATCAGCACACTATCTGTCTGTGCATACGGTCCTTTATCAAAATTCTCTGCAAATAAAACTGGACCTGTAGGCTGGAAATTTGCACTAGCCCAATCCTGTTTTTCTCCATTTCCGTTTAACAAACCAGTATCAGTTGTTAGTATTTTGTAACTAGTTAATAAAGATACTAATCTATCTGCTTGGGGGAGTTTTTCTAAATTTGAAAAAAATCCTGGCATTGCATTTTGAATTGCAGTAATTTTTACACTGTCTAATGTCTGTATATCTCTAGCATTGCTAAGTGCAAATAAAGCTGCTAATCCTTTATTAAAATCTGCTATGGTATTATCCATATCGATGTATACCTGTGTATTAGGTCCTACATTTTCTGCTATAAACTGACTTATACTATTTGTGCTATTCTCTGTAGTAATCGGTAATGGCAAAAATATTTGACTTTGGTCATCACTATTGATTGTTAGAATTGTAGATCCATTACTTACATTGAACATTTAAATTCATCCTCAACTTACAATCAAGCCTTCATCAAGCGTGACATTAACCGGAGATGTGACAGTTCCGAAATCGACATCTGTTACAATATTTAAATAATCAATAATACTTGTTATAGTATTACCAACACCTCCAAAATCAAGAGATGCAACATCTGCAAGATCGGTTACATTTACACCATTGATTGTGCCACAGTTTACTATATTATTTTGTTGCATATTTAACGTTGCACTCACTGCCGGTGAATTTTCTCTAACCAATTGACTATCAATTGATATAGTTTTAGTATTATTATCAACACTCACCACTGCGCCTGTGTTTACAGCGCCTTGGAATATTATAGGCTCGCTAACATTGCTTGTTATAGTATTTACACCGTCCGTAAAAACTAGTGTTGCTTGTGTGCTTTTTAAGAATAATGTGTTTCCATCATCACTAACTCTAAATGCTACTGTGCCAGGTGCAAGCGGATCAGGTTGTAATGCTCTAAAATTAAGTGTACTACCTACTTTGTCTTTGAATAATGTGAAGCCGCCTATGCCTACATTTGCACCTTCGACATTTGCAGCTCTTAGATCTAGTTCATCAAAGTTTTGATTTACCTTAATAAATGCTTCTCTTAAATCATCCCCTGTGCCGTCATTAGCAAGGTTGCCCACATTGATAACTTGGATTGCCATTATTTTTCTCCGTTTTTTATATTTATCACTTACGGAAGACTATTAAGAACCAAGTGCTACCCAACCTGTTTGAGTACGGAATTGTAGTTCATTGTCAGTTATGTTAAGAATAATTTCTCCAGGTCTTGGATTAGAAATAGCGTTTCGTTGCGTAGTTGTAAAATAAGGAACTTGAAGTCCTCTTGTACCATTAGTTGCAGGAAGTTGCAACCATCCTGCGTTGCCTTGTCCGTCAGCGTTGGCAACGTAGTATTCCGCATAATCATTTGTTTGGTGGAAATCTCCAGTTTGTGGTGAACTAGGACGAGATGCATTAGGCTGAATTCTAAGGTAATTATTTACAGTCACTCTGTTATTTTGACCTGCGTCAATAGATATATTTCCACTGTTTTTTACTTCCGGCGTATTGAGTCGCACTGTGCTTGTCATCTCATTACCCGTAATTTCATTACCAGCAGTAATATCTCCATTGGTAGCAACTATGTTACCATTTGTTGTTGCAAAGTTACCATTTGTACTACCTAGACTTGTTACCACAGTCAAGTTAGTGACTTCTGCGTTAGTAAGAGCACTAGTTCCTGCACCGTTAGCAGTAATCGTTCCAAAGGTAGCACTTTGCGTGGTAAGTGCGCCTGCTGTCAACACAGCATCTAAATCTACGTTTAACAATACTTGTGCAAGTGTAACAAACTGTGTGTTAGTATTATCAAAAGTAAAAACACCTGTGCTACTGTTATATGAAATTGGATCACCTGCACTTAAACTTGCTCTTGTAATGTATCCTTGGGCATTAACTTCTGTAAGTGTAATAAAATTACTATCATTAGCAAGCTGGCTTGTTGATGTTGGTACCAATGCTGGTGTAAAACTAAATTCACCTGTGCTATCATCATAAGTTAAACTACCATTACCGCTTGCTGGATTACTTATAAGGCTTAGATCAGTTAATTCAATACCGCCTCCACCGCCGGTATTGTCTACACCTTGCCAACTAAATCCGTCCCATTTTAAGATTTTATCGACTACACTTCCATCTGAAGGATAGTTTGCAAAAACATCTGGAATATCAGCAAGTCTCTCAATTCCACTAATGACTGGTTTGTTATTAATAAAACTTGGATCATTAGGATCTGTTTCATTCCAATTAGGTTGCACTTGGATACTACTTAAAGGATTTCCACTTACTGTGTAGTTACTTGCATCAACTACTCCGGCAGCAGTAACACCACCTGTTAAAGTTAATGTTCCGCCAGCAATAGCTGAAATATCTGCACCAGCAGCGGTAATTGTGCTGCTTAAAGTAATTGTTGCAGCAGTCAACTGAGATACTAAAGACAGATTGTTTAAGTTAGCAATGCCGCTTCCTGTCATATCTAAAAAATCGCCATCTGGCATTTCTTTTATATTTGAATCTGTTGCATCTACTACTAGTGGAAATCTATTTGCCATTCTATATGTCCTTTTTTATATTTATCGTACTCATTACAATGCAGCTATTCTTGCTTTGAAGTCTGCGAAATCTGCACTTGCTGCTACTTCAGTTTTTAGTGTTGCTAAACTTACGTATCCTGGAATAACAGCATTTACAGCATCTACTAACAATGTGCTATCGTCAGCAAATACACTACCTTGTAAATCTCTA